GATTCTGTTACTGGAACTACAGTTCAAAGAATACAAGTGCCGTTAGCATATGCTCCAAAAGAAAAATGGTTAGTTCGTATCGAACAAGATCCAAATCTTGATAATCACACATATGTAACTTTACCAAGAATGTCATTTGAAATACTTGGATATTCATATGACCCTGCTCGTAAAGTAAATCGTATGCAACAAATTAAATGTGGTGATGGTACTGGTTCAGTATCTACAATGTATACTCCAGTTCCTTATAATATTGATTTATCATTATACATCTTGACAAAAACTCAAGAAGATGGGTTACAAATTATTGAACAAATTCTCCCAACATTTACTCCAGAGTATACATTAACAATTAATGTTGTACCAGACATGAATGTTAAAGTAGATGCTCCTATAATTTTAAATAGTGTTTCTGTGCAAGATGAATACGATGGAGATTTTCAGACAAGACGATTTGTTACACATACATTAAATTTTCAAATGAAAGTTAATTTGTTTGGACCAATTAGTGGTAAATCTGTTATCGATACAGTTAATGCTAATATCGGTCAAAATGAAGATTTTAGTAATCCTAATAGAATATACACAGCAGAAGGCGATGTTACTACTGCTACAGTAGACCAAGAAAACTGGGAAGATAATTTTTAATCATGGCTGAAATTTATAATGCTAATGCGAATTTAAAAGCAGTAGGAGTTTCGGTTGAGTTTACTCCAGAAAATATTCAAGAGTATATAAAATGTTCTCAAGATCCTATCTACTTTATTGAAAGTTACTGCTACATTGTTACGCTAGATCATGGATTACAATTGTTTAAGTTGTACGATTGTCAAAAGAAAAAGATTGATGTGATCCATAACAATCGTCGTGTTATTCTTATGGAAGGTCGTCAGCAAGGTAAGACGACAACATCAGCTGCTTATATTCTTTGGTATACATTATTCCAACCAAATAAAAACGTAGCGATTCTTGCTAACAAAAAAGACGCAGCAAGAGAAGTTTTAGATCGTTATCAAACGATGTATGAGATGCTCCCAAAATGGATGCAACAGGGTGTGCTTACTTGGAACAAGGGTGACATCGAATTAGAAAATGGATCGAAAGTATTTACTGCAGCAACTGGTAAGTCTGGTATTCGTGGTAAATCAGTAAACTTACTATATGTTGACGAAGCTGCAATTATTCCAAACAATGTCGCTGAAGAATTCTTCACTTCTGTTTATCCAACAATTTCTGCTGGTCAAACTACTAAAATTCTTTTAAGTTCTACCCCACTCGGCTATAATCATTTCTGGAAATTTTGGAATGACGCAGATAATGGTCGTAATGGGTTTGTTCCTCTCTTTATCCCTTACTGGGAAATTCCTGGTAGAGATGAAAAATGGGCAGCTGAGCAAAGAGCTATGCTTGGTGAACTTAAATACAACCAAGAGGTTCTTTGTAAATTCTTGGGTTCTAGTCTTACACTTATTAATGCAGATGTAATTGCTAAGATGAGTGTTGGAAATAAAGTCTATCAAAAAGATGGATTAGATGTCTATGTCGAGCCACAAGCTGGGCACACTTATTGTTTAATAGCAGACGTGGCTAAAGGTGTTGGTGGAGATTATTCAGCATTCCAAGTAGTTGATATTACTGAAACTCCATATAAACTTGTAGCCAAATATCGCAATAACGAAATTAGCCCACTTCTTTATCCAAATGTAATATACAAAGTCGGTAAAGATTATAATAATGCATGGGTTCTTCTTGAGATCAACATCTCTGAGCAAGTCGCTCATATTTTATACTCTGAGATGGAGTATGAAAATATACTATTTGTAACTCGACATACAACTGGTCAAACAGTTTCTGGTGGTTTTGGTGGAGGAAAAACTCAATTAGGAGTTGTTACTGACAAGAAAATCAAACGAATTGGGTGCCAGAATTTTAAAGCACTTGTTGAAGAAAATAAACTTCTAGTTCCTGATGCAGATACGATCTCTGAAATCTCTACATTTATTGAGAAAAAGGGGTCTTATGAGGCAGATGAAGGATATCATGATGATTTGGTTATGCCATTAGTTCTATTCGGATGGCTAACAACTAACTCGTATTTTAAAGATCTAAATAATGTAAATCTAAGAGAAGTAATGTACAAGAAACAGATGCAGGCTATTGAGGAAGAGCTAACACCATTCGGATTTTATGACGATGGTGGACCAGAAAAACCACCTCTAAATTTCTAGAAATCGTGTAAAAACTAAATAAAATAGTAGACATGATTGTTGTCTAAAGGTAAACTTATTAACAAGGAGAATTACAATGCCGTTCCAATTATCTCCAGGCGTTGCAGTCGTAGAAAAAGATTTCACTTCTATCGTTCCAGCAGTATCTTCCTCAATTGGTGCGTTCGCTGGTGCATTCCAGTGGGGTCCAGTTATGGAACCATCTACTGTTAGTTCTGAAAATGAATTAGTTCGTCGTTTTGGAAAACCAAACGATAATAACTTCGATTCTTTCTTTACTGCTGCGAACTTCCTATCATATACAAATAATCTATTGCTAGTTCGTGCAGACGCTGGTCATTTAAATGCTGTTTCTGCAGCTGCTGGTGGTCTTGCTGCTCTTTCTATTTCTGCTGCTGGTAGTGGTTATGTTTCTACATCAGCTGCACCTGCCGTAACTATTTCTGCTCCAGATTTAGATGGCGGTGTTCAGGCTACTGCTACAACTACTATTTCTGGTGGTGCAATTAGTGCTATCGTTGTTGGTGGAACTATGTCTGGTTATACAGCAGCTACTGTTGCTATTACACCAGCATCTGGTGATACTGGTTCTGGTGCTACAGCAACTGCAACAGTTTCTGGTGGCGTTATTACTGGAATCGTTATTACTAATGGCGGATCTGGATATAAAGCAACTCCAACAGTTACTATCACTGGTGATGGTACTGGTGCTACTATTACCTCAGTAACTATTGGTACTTCTACTGTTACTGGTATCAGCATCACAAACGCTGGAACAGGTTATTCTGTTGCTCCAACAATTACTATCGCTTCTCCACCATCTGGTACTGCTGCTACTGCTACTGCTACAATTAGCACTACTATCGGACTAAAGATTAAGAATGGTGAACACTATACAACTAACTATGCAAATGGTGCTGCAATCGTTGGTGAGTTTGCTGCAAAATATCCAGGATCTTTAGGTAACTCTCTAAAAGTTTCTATGGCTGATAGCGCAACATTCTCAACATGGACATACAAAGCTGAGTTTGATGGTGCTCCAGGAACATCAGTTTATGCTGCTAGTGTTGGTGGTTCTAATGACGAAGTTCATATTATCGTTATTGATGAAGATGGTCTAATTAGTGGTACTGCAGGTTCAATTCTAGAAAAATTTGCATTTGCTTCTAAAGCAGCTGATGCTAAGAAACCAGATGGTACTAATAACTACTACAAAAATGTTGTTAATGCTCGTTCTGAGTGGATCTGGTGGATGGATCACCCAACTAATCTAACTGCTGGACAACCATGGGGTCAAAATGCAGCTGCAAGCGCATTTAAGAGTCTAACATCTGCTGTTAACAGAAGTTTAGCTGGTGGTACTGATGACTACTTACTAACTGATGCAGAGAAACAAACTGCTTTTGCATTATTTGATAATGCAGAACAGTATGATATCAGCTTAGTTCTAGCTGGTAAAGCATCTGCTACTGTTGCAAATTACATCCTAAGCAATGTCTGCGAAACTCGTTTAGATTGTGTTGCATTTATTTCTCCACAAGATGTTACTAGTGGTGATGCAATCATCGGTGCTACTTCAACAGAAATCGATAAAATCATTGCTTACAAAGATGCAGTTAATAAGAGCACATCTTATGGTGTTATGGACTCTGGTTACAAGTATCAGTATGATCGTTACAACGACAAGTATCGTTTCGTTCCATTAAATGCTGATATTGCTGGTCTATGCGCACGTACTGATTACACTAACGATCCATGGTTCTCTCCAGGCGGATTAAATCGTGGACAGGTTAAGAGTGTTGTTCGTTTAGCAGTTAATCCAAACAAGACACAAAGAGATACTCTTTACAAAGCTGGCGTTAACCCAGTTGTTACATTCCCAGGAGAAGGAACTGTTCTCTTTGGCGATAAGACAATGTTAGCTAAACCAAGCGCATTTGATCGTATCAATGTACGTCGTCTATTCATCGTTATGGAAAAGGCAATCGCAACAGCTGCTAAGTTCCAGTTATTTGAATTTAACGATGCATTTACTCGTGCTCAATTCCGTAACTTAGTAGAGCCATTCCTACGTGATGTACAAGGTCGTCGTGGTATTACTGATTTCGTTGTTAAGTGCGATGATTCTAACAACACTGGTGAAGTTATCGATCGTAACGAATTTGTTGCTGATATCTTCGTTAAGCCAAATCGTTCTATCAACTTTATCACTCTTAACTTTGTCGCTGCTCGTTCAAGTATTAACTTCAACGAAGTTGGTGCGTAATAGCTGATAAATAGATAAGAACAAAAGGAGATTTAAATGGCAAATATTACTGATTTTAAAGCACAGATGATTGGTGGCGGTGCTCGCCCTAATCAGTTCCGTGTTGAATTAGTATTCCCTTCTTATGTTACACTTGGTGTTGTAGCAGGGCAGCGTGCACAGTTCTTGTGTAAAGCTGCTCAGTTACCAGCTTCTACAATTGAGACACTACCTGTTCTCTATCGTGGTCGCCCAGTTAACTTTGCAGGCGAGCGTACTTTCCAACCATGGACTGTAACAATTTACAACGATACTACTTTTGGTATCCGTAATGCTCTAGAGCAGTGGCAATCTGGTATTCAGAATTATAACACTACTAATGGTCGTGTTAATCCAACTGAATATCAAGTTGACCTAAACGTGCATCAATTAGATAGAAATGGTGCTATCATCAAATCATATAAATTTGTTGATGCGTTCCCAACTAATATTGCTGCAGTTGGTTTAGATTACGAAACACAAAATGCTATTGAACAGTTTGATGTAGAGTTTACTTACAACTTCTTCACTTCAAATACTGGGGCAGCAGCTGGATTTGGTGTCAATGTTTCTATCGACACACCAGTTGGATCATTCCCACTATAATATTAATTTAAAGGTTTTACATTATGCAGCTATTTGGCTTTGAGATAAAGCGTGCGAAGGACAAGGAGTTAGAATCTGTTGTAACTCCTTCTCCTGTTGATTCAGGTGCAACCGTAATAAACACTGGCGTTAATGCTGGTGGATATTACGGATTGGTCATGGATCTTGAAGGTACTATTAAAAACGAAAACGATCTTATTCGTCGTTATCGTGAGGTTTCACAATACAGTGATTGTGATGGTGCAATCGAAGATATTGTTAATGAAGCAATTGTTGCAGATGAAGATAAATCTTCTGTTAAAATTGTTTTAGATGATGTTAAAGTTTCTGATGGAATTAAGAAAAAGATTTTTCAAGAATTTGAAAACATTCTAAGAATTTATAAATTCCAAGACAGAGCACATGAAATGTTCCGTACTTGGTACATCGATGGACGTCTGTATTATCAGGTTCTTATCGATGAGAAGAATATTAAAAATGGTATCGTTGAATTGCGATACATTGATCCTCGTAAAATTCGTCGCATCAAAAATATTATTAAAGAAAAAGATGCAAAAGGCGTAGAGGTTGTTAAGAAAATTGAAGAGTATTACCTATACAATGATAAAGGTATTACTGAACAAACAACACAGGGTGTAAAACTTTCTTTAGACTCTGTAGTATATTGTCCTTCTGGTTATGTTGACCAGAATACTGGTATGATGATGTCTTATTTACATAAGGCAATTAAACCAGTTAATCAGTTAAAGATGATTGAAGACTCTTTAGTCATCTATCGTATTTCTCGTGCGCCTGAGCGTCGTATTTTCTACATTGATGTTGGTAATCTACCAAAGTTAAAAGCAGAGCAATACGTCTCTGATATCATGAACAAATTCCGTAATAAGATTGTTTATGATGCAACTACTGGTGAGACACGTGACGATCGTCGTCATTTGTCAATGATGGAAGATTTTTGGATGCCTCGTCGTGAAGGTGGTAAAGGTACTGAAATTACTACACTTCCAGGTGGTCAAAATCTTGGCGAGATCCAAGACATCGAATATTTCCAACAAAAACTTTATCATGCATTGAACGTGCCTATCTCTCGTTTGCAACAGCAACAAGGATTTAGTATTGGTCGTTCAACAGAGATTAGTCGTGATGAAGTTAAGTTTAACAAATTTATTGTTAGA